TGTCGGCGGTATGCGTTTCTATGATGAAGAAACAAACATCTTTGCAAACTTGTACACGATATGCGTCGCAGGTTCAGGCACTGGTAAGAACGCAATACTTTCGGCTATAAAAAAACTGGCGATTGCTGCAGGTATTCAACAAAGCTTGCACGGTGGTATCAAGTCTGAACAAGAGATTTATAGAAATGCACTACGGCATCAAGCTGTAAACTACACGATTGACGAAATTGGAGAAACGCTCGGCAAGCTCTCACGTGCTAAGAAATCAGGCGGTTCTTCATATCTTGAAGCAATCATTGGTACGTTGCTGTCTGCTTATTCAGCAGCAGGTGACACGATGCTTATCAACGGTGACTTGCGTGAAGATGTGCAAGAAACAATACTGAAAGAGCTAAAATCTATAAGCAAAGCTATCGACAACTGCGAAGGCAATGTAAAGAAGCTTGAGAAAGTGCGCAAACGCATAGAAAAGCAACTTGAAGATATAAGCACTGGAATCAAAAACCCATATTTTTCATTGCTTGGGTTCACAACTCCAGTGAGTTTTCATGAGTTAATGGACTTTGAAATGGCAACAAATGGGTTTCTTTCTCGCACGCTGATTTTTGAAGAAAAGAACGACAATCCGAGGTTTACCCGCGTCGCAAAGAAAGACCGCGACGTGCCGTGGCAGATTTCCAACAAGCTTGTTGCGCTGTATGGTGAAAACGATTGTGACGAACGCGTGCAACGCAACGGTGAACTAAAAAGCATTAAGACAACGCTGGAAGCACGCCAAGCCCTTGACGAAATAAGGGACAGGTACTTTTGGAAGATGGCAGCAGAACAAGCCGACAAAACGGGTTTAACGTCAGTCCCAAGGCGTGGCGCAGAAATGACAGAAAAGGTCAGCTTGATTTTAGCTATGGAAGAGGGTGCGCGAACGCTCGAACATGTGCGCTATGCGTTCAAACTGGCGCAACGTGACATCAACACTAAACTTATGATTGCAAACGCTAACAGCGCACCAAGTGAACAAGATGCGTTATTGAGCCGCATTATGGCATGTGTACCCGATAATAAAGATGAAAGCGTGACGCTTGGTGTTATCGTTAATAAATGCAGGAAATACAAGAAAGAAGATGTGAGAAAAGCATGTGAAATGCTTGCCAAGGCAAAACGTATCACAATGAAGGAAACAAAGGCAAAAAATGGGAAGATAACAGCAGTCATATCCGTCTATTAAATAAAGTTGAAAAAAAAGCTTGCAAACATAGAAAGGTGATGCTACAGTTCGCCCATAGCCAATGAGCTACGAAAAGGAGAAAGAAAATGACAACACAAGAACTGGCATTAGTTGAATTTTTGGCGCAAATAGCAGAAACAACAAGTCATACTTTTGAAAGTCTGCTTATTCAGTTTCCAGCGAATGAGAAACTACAGAATGAATTTAATAAATTCTATGAAAAATTAATGTTGACCTTTGGGGAGGTACTATAAAAATGCTAAACACAATTCAAAAACCAATCGATAGACCAGCTTGCGTAACCATTTGTGGGGACGCAGGCATGGGTAAAACAAGCCTTGCTGCGTTATTCCCTAAACCCATCTTCATAAGGGCAGAGGACGGCTTGCAGGCTATCCCACATGATATGCGCCCTGATGCTTTCCCAGTGTTGCACAACGTTGATGATTTATGGCTACAGGTGAAATCATTGGTTCAGGAAGAACACGACTATAAAACGTTGGTGATTGATTCAGTAACTGCACTTGAGCGCATGTTCATCGAGCATGTTATTGCAAACGACCCGAAAAAACCAAAAACCATCGCGCAAGCTTGCGGCGGCTATGGTGCAGGTCTGCAAGCTGTAGGAGGCATGCACGCACGCCTTCGACGCGGTGTGCAGTTATTGGTTGATAAAGGTATGCACGTTGTATTTATTGCTCATTGCGATACTGAAACGATTGAGCTTCCAGACTCGGACGCATACACACGTTACAGCCTGCGTCTTGGCAAGCGTTCAATGCAGGCTTATGTGGATGATGTGGACTTGGTCGGTTTTATACGCTTGCAGACATTTACCACTGGAGATGGCGAACGCAAGAAAGCTATCAGCGATGGCACGCGGGAACTTGTATGCTATGCAACTGCATGTAACGTGAGTAAAAACAGATATGGTATTGATGATGTTCTTGAACTACAAAAAGGTAAGAACCCATTGATGCAATATATTGAACCAAAAGGAGAAAAGAAATGAGTGGTTTTTTTGATGATGTAGAAGAACTTGATGATGAAGGCGGTTTCCAAAGCGGTGGCGGCTTTGAACCAATCCCAAGCGGTACAAACTTGCTTGTTATCGCTGAAGAAGCAATGTGGGACGAATGGGAAGGCGAACGCTTTGTAAAAGTGACATGGACTGTGCTTGCGCCGTCAGCTTTCAAAAATCGAAAGGTTTTCCAAAAAATTAAGGTGTTTGATAAAGACAGTAAGAAAGCGAAGAAAGCACGCACGATGTTGATGGCTATTGATGGTTTTTGCGGTGGTATGTTGAAGAAGTATGGCAAAGAACCACAAGACCAACACTTGATGAAAGCATTGCTGGGCAAGCAAATTGTTATCAAGGTTGACGTTTGGCAGATTAAAAATAAAGAAACAGACGCAGTTGAAAAAGAAGGCAACTGGGTTTGTGCTGTGTCAGCAAAGAAGAAAGTTGAAGAAGTAAAAGCGTCAAAGAATGACGACCCATTCGCTGATTCACCAATGAATGCTACGCCAGTCGATGATGATTTACCTTTTTGATTGAACAAAAAAAGGGGCTATTACAGCCCCTTTTCTCTAAAAACACACAGTTATACACAAGAAACCGCTACGATACGGAGGCGAAACAATGACAAACATCAAAACTGCGTCAACAGAGCAGCGTACACAAGAATGGTTCGAGCAGCGCAAAGGCAAGGTTACAGCATCAAATGTTGGCGCAATACTAGGGCTTAATCCATATCGCACAGCAGACGATGTCATGCGTGCAATGGTGCGCGAATACCACGGTGCTGAAAGCGAATTTAAGGGCAATGTTGCAACAGAATACGGCACACGCCATGAAGAAGATGCGATTGCAGAATTTGAACTTTTTGACGGCTATCCAGTGTTGCCCGCAGGGTTTGTGCAGGCGAATGATTGGCTTGGAGGTTCACCCGACGGGTATGTTGGAGACGATGCAACGGCTGAGGTGAAATGCCCATACGGACTGCGCAAGTCAACAAACAAGAGTGATTTCAAGTCAATCAAAGAACAACCACACTATTTTGCACAAATTCAGGTTTGTTTATATGCAACCAAACGTGATTTCTGCTATTTTATACAATGGGCACCGCTTGCTGGGATTAAAGTTGAGATTGTGCAACGTGATGATGCTTGGCTTGACGAAAACATTCCAAAGCTGCGCAAGTTCTATGAGCGTTTTTTGCTTGAATGTGTGAATCCTGAAAAGCACATTGAACCATTGGTGAAAGAATTGCCAAGCGAACCATTGATTGATGAATATATCAGCATCAAGGATGAAATAGCGAAGCTAAAAGAACGCCAAGCTGCAATCATTGAAGAAGTGCGCATGAAAGCAGGAGATAAACCTGCAAAATTTGGCACGCATAAGCTTGTGAGAACAGAGCGCAAAGGCTCAATTGCTTATGCCAAAGCAATCAAAGACATTGCACCTGATGCAGACCTTGAACAATACCGTGGCGCACCAAGCGTTTCTTGGTCAATTCGGTGAAGCTTCGCCCATATCAGCAAGAAGCCCACGATGCAGTTATGTCGTGGGTTCGCAAAAATACAGAACCATGCTTGATAGAAGCTGCAACGGGTGCTGGTAAATCGCTTATAATAGCAGAAATCGCAAAGAGTATTCACAAGCTAAGCTCAAAACGTGTGCTATGTATTGCGCCAAGTGCAGAGCTTGTGACTCAAAATAGAGCGAAGTATTTGGCAACTGGCAACCCTGCATCATTGTATTCAGCAAGCGCAGGCAGTAAGTGCTTGCGACATCCAGTGGTGTTTGCAACACCACTTACATTCAAAGCAATAAGCACAAACAAGGCTTTATGTTGTCAATTTGCGATGATTGTTATTGATGAAGCGCACGGGCTAACACCAACGCTTAAAAGCATCATAGGAAATATGCGCGAAGCAAACCCGAATGTTCGAGTCGTTGGCTTGACTGCGACGCCTTACCGCATGAAAACAGGCTATATTTACGAAAATGACAACGTAAACATGGCAGCCGAAGAAGAAGCTATTGACCCGTTTTT